TAGCTGTAATTACCCTTGTCCCTCTACGTGAGGCAGATATAGACATAGCTACCTTGATAAAGTGAGATACTCTACGTTGATTGTACTCGATCATGTTAGGATCAGTAGGTTCTGGTTGTATATATTCTTGAAAATCTTTCTCGACTTCTTCATGTACCTCTGCATCAAAGGCAAATTGCCCATGCATTTTAGCTATCATACTAAGGTCATGTGTTAAGTCTTCGGCTATACTATCATCAATTCTTTTCTGATGTAAGCTTTGTGCTATCCTATGTCCTTCATGGTAGATAGGAAGTATCCTAGATAACAACCCTTGTGAAGCCGCATCCTCTGGTAAGTTATCCACAAACTGTTGAGGTGTAGCACATGCTATCCAGTTAAGACAAGGTCCTTTAATAAATTGTGATGAGCCTGTTTTAATTTGGTGACTGTAAGAATCTTTACTATCCCACATGTCAGTCATAAACATCTGTAAGTATTGGTGGTTCCTATTCATGAACGTACCAAACTCTGATGTACATAAAGTAAGTGATGAGTCATAGAACATATCTTCTTTCGGTGTAGCACAACGTAAGTCTAGTCGTGTAACCTTAGACATTTCTACTGCTAATTTTTCTGGTGTAATTCTATCTTGTATAATATGTAATGGGTAATTCTTTAAACCATATCTTGTTAACCCACTATTAAATTCATCATGATCTTCTTCTGTACCTACAGGTGTAGTAAGTTTAGCAAAGACTTTAGAGAACGGCAGGATGAGCGAGACAGATTTGTTTCTACCTGGTGGTGCAACTAGTACAACAAACATGTTAGGTCTGATATCATAGTTAGTCATAGACAACCAACACTTACGACCTAGTGCTCCAGCCACAGCAGAAATTGCTGTCCATGTAGAGAACCTATCTGGTATCGGACTACCTGTTGTAGCCTTTACACATGCCTTAATAAAATCTGTATTCTTACGCATTGGCTACCCACTTCTTTAAGTTTTTCCAAGAGTCCCCTACCTCTGCATCTGAAGGTATCACCATGCTTCTGCCTTTAACATCAATAGGATTTTCTAAACAATCAATTACCTTAGGAATTAAATAGTCTACCTTATCATTAGGACATTGACCTAAGACTGCATCATGCACCTGTCCTAATATTTCTACACCTTCTTGAAACAACTCAGACCATACTCTATATAATCCTTTGTTAAGTAAATCACCGATAGTAGATTGTGGAAGATAGGCTATAGCTTTTCTTGCATAGTGTTCATCATCTAACCTACCCCAGAATTGTCTGCGTCTACCGAACGGTGTAACTAAGTTACCTGTTGATTGTAGTTCTTTAATAACTTCTGTGTGCCATGTTCTTATACCAGGAAATGCACCAGCTACACGCACAAGTACTTGCGTGCCCGATCCAATCTTTTCTCCCAGTTCCATGAGTTCGTCGAAGCCCCCTTTCTTATCCTGTTTATGCCAACGTTCTAACGAGGCTAGTGGTACGATACCACCAAAGTATAAGAGTTGGAATCTTGTAGCATGTGCTACCTTAATCTTTGTATGTCTTGCTACTGTGTTAGCTGACGCACCATAGTTAGTACCATGTCCAGCCCTCTTACATACATCACGATAAGAGAAGTTACCATAGTAAGGTCGCTCTGCTAGTGTTCTATTCTGTGCATTGTCTTCTGTCCAACCCATGTTAGGCCAAACCATTTTAGCTACCTCAGTATGTAGGTCAGATGATTCAACGGCGTTGATGTAACCCTCATCACCTGAGAGGTATGCTGTTGCCCTGGATTCAGCTGCTTGTAAGTCGGCATAGAACATGGTACGTCCTCTGTCTGGTATGAACATAGCCCGCAAGTCCTTTGTAATATTCTGTAAGTTTGTACCTGTTCTCCAGGGACTCTCTGATGATGACCACCTGCCAGTTTCTGTACCCGCTACATTATATGAGCAACGGATACGACCGTCTTCATCACGTTTAGAAGCTAAGACTGATAACTGTTTATCTATATCACGCAATGCAATAATAGTTTTACAGAAAGGACGAGCACGAGGATACTCTTCTATCATATGTTCTAAAGCTTCACGATCAGTAGAAACTTTCTGTTTACCTTTGTCGTATTTAATTTGTACTGGAAGATTCAAGTACTCATAGAGCATGGACTTGAGTTGTGTTGGACTGTTATGGTTAAGGTCTTTATCCCATACAGCATTAGCAAAGAGGCTTAACATCCTAGCTAATTGTAATCTTTTCTTTTGTAAGGGGGCACGAATAATTGTGACTGCCCTTTCGTCTACGCGTAAGCCACGTAGTACCATAGAGATTGCAGGACCTAAGCTTGCTCTCTCAAATTCGTATGTCGATTTAGTAAAGTTGTCTAGTTGTGGGGAAAGTTTATTCCAAATTTCTGTAGTAAGTGTACAATCTAATCCACAATAAACCCATAGAGTTTGTTCGTCATTAAGTTTTAAATCCTTAATCTCTGTGTTCTTTATTATCCTCGCCATTATCTCTCTCCAATTGTTTCTTATGTAAGTCTTCCACTCGTTCTCCTATTTCACGAGCGATTGCCATGTAAGCTGAAGCATCCAGGTATGTATCTTCTGTACGCGACCCTTGCTTCAGTCTTGCTATCTTTAATAGACACATCATAACTGCTACGTCATGTGGGTTTATTTGAAAGTTAGTGTATGCTGACCATAGATTTGCTATGTTAACATGGTTAAGTAATTTGTCTCCGTAATCTACTTGCCTGTCTCCACTAACAAGTTCACTTGCTTTTTTTAGTAACTCGGAACTTCTCCCTGTTGTTATCATATTCTCCCTCCTTATATTTATCAAACTCTTTTCTTGCTCGTTGGTGGTCTACTGCTGCTAAGTCACATACGAATTTAAACTCGTCGTACTTATACTTCAACCACTTCTCGACTTCTTCTTTGTATTTCAAACCATCCTCGGACTTGCCCTTGTATGCATAGTCTTGAACAGCTTGATCTAATACGGCTCGCCATAAGTTGTAATGGTTTGCTATATCTACTGAATCCTCTGGCATTGGTTTTACCGAGAATAACTCTGATCGTTTCATGTTTACTCATCTGCTTTGGTACTCTTTGAAAACTTGGCTAATGTTTTCCAAGCACTCTCATTGGTGTATATAGAGCCTAAGAAACCTAAACCTTTTTCTTGTTCTGGTTGCAGTGAATGTTGTGCGTGCATGGTATCATGTATGATACCTTTGACATGTATCTTTTGTTTGTGTGCTAACCATGACACATCGTATAATTGATTCTGTGCAACCTTAACTATCTTATCGTTCTCAAGAATATCTTTCACCCATTTCCAGGCAGTGATCTCATCAGCTGCATTCCAATAGTTTTGAGTGTCGGTATTCTTATCACGAAAAGGTACTACGATTGTAGTGTTAGGTGTAGGTGCAAAGCCTATGCATACGATAGAGCCTTCTGCTGTTTCAATATCGAATGCGAGAGGGTTGTTATGATTTGCTTCACTAATATATTTATTATAGAATACATCTAAGTCTTCGATGGTAGGTTCTATCCATACCTCTCTGACTGTGTGTTCTAGTTTTTTAGTTAGAGATTCTTGCTTAGCTTTCTGTAAGTCAGCTACAACATGAGGTCTCCACTTGAAATTTTTAACGACAGAAACAGGACTGTATGTTGGTAGTACTTTATAAGGTGTAGTTAGGAGCTCAGTTATCAACGTGGCTCCTCTGTTCTTACCAATCTTAGCTAGTCCTGTTACTGCCCACAAAGATACTGAACCCATTGCGATAATGATATTTGGATTGGCTTCTTCTATTTCTTTGTGTAACCTTTGAATGTCTTGCTCATATTCTTGCTTAAGATATCCTTCACTTGTTGGGGCGTAAGGTGAACGCCACTCGGTTGTCTTACATAATCTTTTGTATTCACTTCTCTTATGAAAGAAGTATTGTGCTGTGTTCTGGTGGGGTTTTAATTGTATAGTGTGGGTGAGTAAACAGTTGTCGAGGTTGATACCTGCAATGTCACAGAGTTCGGCAAATACTTTTCCCGTGCCCCCACGCAGGATTGTATTAGCGATTGTTTCACTGTTGGTAGGGTACTCGAATACGAACGCAATCTTACAAGCCTCGGCTGATTGAGGCTTGCGTGATGATACTCGTTTATATACTGCATACTCACCCATAGGACTACTTCTTAATTATCCTTTTGATGGACGCTTGAAGTATGTCCTTGTTTCTGCCAACCATTTCATGCTTGACAATACCACTAAAGGTCTGGCCGATTGCTTGCTCAAGCAACTCACTGAACGACGAACCATCATCCATTTCCAATC